ACTACCAGTAACAGCAACTTTCACGCAACGTTTGACGATTGCTTGAGGTCCGCTGTAAGCATAGGTGTAATCAGCAGGTGCAGAAGATGAATCGATATCAGTGCTGATTGTGTTTCCTGTTGCCGCAGTGACTTTCTTGCCAGCGGTGCCAGCAGAAAGGAAGTTGGAATTGATAGCAGGAGAGGTGCTAGCATCTTCTACAGCAATAAAATCTCCTACAGAGAATGGATGAGTATTACTAACTTCACCGAGATTTGTGCCAAGTTGATAGTCTGCAGTGGAGTCATCTACTGCCTTGACAATTCTTGCTGCACCAGGTTTGCCGCCCTTGAGCAGAAGTGCCTGATCTTGGATGAGGGTGATTGCAGGACCACCATTGAATGAAACTGTTGCATCGCCTGCAGTTGCAACTACGCGATAGTATCCAGTCTGAACAACTTGATACTCAGTAGCATCAGCAGCGATTGCATTAGTGCTTAAAACGTTAATTACTGTCATGTCATGTTAGTTCGTGTCAGTATTATTTATCTCCTTTTGCTTCTTTAGCATCTTTTGGAGGTCCGCAGTACTGCCAATAAACATCGTGTTATTAACAGTAGACGGTCCCGACTTTTTATCCTCGGCATCTAACTCCTTCATCTTTTTTTGTAAATCAATGAGTTTGTCAGCGGTGTCTGCTACATTCTTAATAAGTTGACCTGCAACTTCATAAGCACGAGGATGATCTGACGCTCGTGCCACATCAAGTATGCCATCGACTGCCTCCTGACCTTTCATTACTAAGTTATGAAGTTGAGCACGAGTTGTCTCATAATCCTGCTTCACATCAGGAGTATCTGTTTTTTTAAGTTCTGGTTTCACTTTTTCAACATGCTTCTGGAGTTCAGAAGGTTCTGTTCCAAAAGCATCATTTAGTCCATCAAAAGGATTTGCCATTAGGTTATTGCCTCGTCAGCGCCACTAGTAGGATTACGTTTCTTGAAGTCTGAGAAATCTTCATCAACAATACCGAATCCAAAATCGTCATCAGCATCTGCTGTAACAGGATCTGGTTGAATAGTATAACGAACTTCTCTTGGTGCAGAGGTTGTATTTGTATCGGTATAGTAATCGGTAATGACCTTTTTGATGGTCTTCGCATCGGTAACAGGACCGTACAGATATGTCTTCACAGTAAATTGAAGTGTATAAATGATTGCTCTACGAGTTTGAAAATTATTCTCGTAGTCATCTTCATAATCAACACTAGTCAAGACGACAGGAACATCCTTTGTTTCATCAACATCTGGAACTAACTTAACTGCTAGATTGAAATGCGGTTGAAAGAATGGAAGAATCTGCTCAAGAATTTGAAGACCGTCTTCTTGATTTTTAGAAATGATTGCTAATTCAAATGATAAGTTATAAGGAACGGGCATAAATGCGTTCTTATTTTCATCAGTATCTTTAGCAAATTTGATCTTCTGTGTAGGTGATACTTTCCTACTAGGATCATACTGGATGCCATTAATCTCAAATGAGATTCTTGGCAAGGTAATTTGAACTCTTTTATTTGTAGGATCTGGATTTTGATCTAAACGTGCTAGAAACTTTTGCTTTGGTCCATATGCCAAAGGCACTTTCATTACTTCAGTCGAACGACGAAGTTCAATGTTGTTGAATAGCGTACCAAACGCAACAACAGTTCTTCTAAAAATTTCGTGATATGAATATGTGCCTAACATCAGATTGTAGTGTCAGTAGTGGACCCAATAGAACCGAAGGGATTACCTTCAGTGAAATCTATAATATCGTCATCAGCAGTCTCAAAACTATAGTTCTGGTCAATGCTATCAGCGGTATTAGTGTTATTTAGTGTGTTGTAAGACTCAGGACTCCAGAGAGCACCAGAGGTTAGACCCTTCACTGTCTCAGCAGTGTTGAAAGTTCCTGTTCTGTTGATGACTTGGAGTTCTCTTGTAGAACTGTTCCAGGACTTGACTTCTGCTCTACTGTCTTTGGGGGAGTAGTCAATTGCCACAGTAGGTGCAGAACTATAACCGCTCCCACCAGCGGTGATAGTAATGCCAGTAACAATACCAGCAGCAGAAACTGTAGCAGTCGCTGTAGCACCACTTCCCCCTCCTCCTGTAATAGTGACTGTAGGTGGCAGAGCAGACTTATAGTGCTCTCCGCCATCTGTAACCGTGATTGCGTTTACTGCCCCCGAATTAATCGTTGCAGTCGCCGCTGCGCGGAACTGATCGCCAACAATCTCCTCACCGACTGTAAAGTCGCCAGAACCGCCAGCATCCATAACCAACTTGATAGCATTGGCGAAGGCAGTCTCGATAGCATCGATCTCCGCAACACCAGTGTCGAGGTCTTCGTCGCTGTACTCGAAGAGTTCGCATTGACACTCCCAGACATATCCTTTCCCCAGTTGATAGAACGGTCTCTCTGCTTCTACAAACTTAATTTCAAAGAGGTGTTTTGTTGATGGAAACCAAATAAGGTCTCCTTCATTTGGACGCCCCTCAACATTCAGAACAGCATTATCATCTACTGCTGAAGTAAACTTTTCTCTAGAAAAAACAAACGTCGTCTTATCTTCAATCCGAACCCCAAACTTACTCAATAGTTCTCCTTGACCTTCCCATCCCTCTACATTATTAACATAAGCACGAACAGCAAGTGCTTGAGTAAAGTTGCTATTTTCAACTTCACCTAAAATGGTATCTCTATTAACATAAGTTCTAGGCAGATAGTAAATATCCTGACCGTAGATTTCAATACTCTCTACAATCAAATTTTCAATAAAAGTTTGTTCTTGAGCAGAACCATTTGCCTTTAGAAGATTTGCGTGATCTCTAAAGACATAATCTCCTGCTGGTGAATTTGTAAATGCCATATTAGCCTATAAGATCCAAGGGAGGAATTTCATATGTATCACGAATATTTTGCTCAAGATCTTTCTTGAATTGACTTGCGTCTTCAAGAATCTGACGACCATTGAGTGTAACACCACCTAGCATTTGAATGCCATCATACTTACTTAGGTTACGACCCCACTGCTGCTGGAATAATGCTTCAACATAATCCTTCAACCAGTTATCGTTATACATTGCTGTATAGGTTTCAGGATCTTGACGCATCAAAACTTCAACTAAAATATAATCACCTGCTTGCAATTCATCCCAATCAAAATCAAGATATAATCTTGCCTGATGTTCATTAAAGCGAATTCTACGACTATTGTTATTATTAGTAACCCAATCTAATGTCTCAAGATATTGAGATGTCATATAATAATGTAAAATTTGTCCATGAGTCATGGAGTAAATATCATTCAAGAAAATTTGATATTTAATATTAAAAATGTTTCCAGGAACAACGCTAGATGCACCAATCTGACTAAACACTCTATTAACACTCATCACTCCAGGTGGAAGTGAAACATATTCATTACCTTCATACCAAGCACCAGAAGCAAGTTGAGTTTTAGACTTTGCAGCAGTCTTGATAGCATCAGTCACTTCAATTCTAATGAAAGACTTATAACTACCGTTATAGTGGTATTCCTGATAGTAGTCGATTGCTTCTTCAATTAGGTCATCCAATTGTGCCGAAGCAACATTGATGTCAATCGTTGGATAACCCAAACGACGAAGAGCGTAATCTCTTAGTTCGGTTTTATTAGCGGGTCTTGTAGCGGACATTAGTTATCAAGCAAATGATTGGATAGTGAGGTTGGTTACATCACCAGCAGAAACAGTCTCGGTTTTCTTGAAGAAACCATTGACATTATCTACAGTGACTTGATTGGTTCCAACTGCAGTAATAACACCAGTAGTAGCAGATGTACCACCAGTGAGAGTATCTCCAACTGCCATCTCAACAACAGCAGAGACATTGATGGTAGCGTTACCACCGCCACCTGTGATTGTAATAGTCTCACCAACTGCATAACCAGAACCACCACTACGAATTCCAACTGCAGTAATAACACCACCAGAAGCAGTGATATCAACAAGAAGACCTGTGCCATCACCACTAGATGTAGTAGAAACAGAAGTAGCAGTGTTATAACCTGTACCACCAGACAAGGAAGCATTGTTGAATGCAGTGACGTCTCCAGGAGTAGGATCACCAGACAAGTTCAGAACCAGAGTGGTAGTGGTTGCAAGATTATTGAGCATTGCTCTCAGTTGTTCAAACGCATTATCAAGTTTGTCCTGAACTCTTGTCTCTGTATAATAGAGGTTAGTGCCCTCAGCAAGGTGTGTAGTGGATTTGTTAGAGAGATCAAGATTTGCACCTGTCGCAGCAGCAACTCGGGCGTTAGCACGAGCATCTGTATAGTAAAGGTTGGTGGAACCTTCAGACAAATCATCAGTATCTGCTGCGGCGATACGAGCATCAGCACGAGCATTAGTGAAGTACAGATTGCTGCCTTCTGCCAGATCACCAGTATCGTGGTTTGCAATACTAGAAACTGTTCCAGTCACATTACCAGATACGTTACCCGTAACATTACCAGTGACATTACCTGTCAGTGCTGCAGTGATTGTACCAGCAGCAAAGTTACCAGAAGCATCACGAAGGACAAGGTTGTTTGCTGAGTTATTCGCTGTAGAAGCGACGTTAATGGTGATATTACCAGAAACACCATCACCATTAGTAACAGTGATACCAGAGGACGATGTAGCGGTTACAGAGCGTTGTGCGTAGGTATTATTGGCAGTCCTTGTTACCAGACCAGTGCCAGACATTGCAGCAAGTGCAGTGATGTCTGCATCACTATAAGATGTTGTGATACTTACATTTTGAGATCCGTTAAAGGATACTGTGCCAGTAACAACACCCTCAAGGATAATGTCTCTTGCAGTCTGCAGAGTTGATGCTGTGGAAGCATTACCAACCAGAGCAGCAGTAATAGTTCCTGCAGCAAAATCACCGTTAGCATCACGATTAACAACTGTTGATGCGGTGTTTGCACTTGCAGTTGTCATGCTGTCCAGAAGGTCAGCGTTCAGATTGTTGATCTTAGCAGTGGTAGGAATAACCAGAGCAGGACCAGAAGAAACTTGAGAAATAATCTGACCATCAACAGTCAGAGTGCCATCGATATTGGCATTGGCATCAACATCAAGAGCCGTGCCAGACCCAGTAAGATTGAGACTACCAGCACGAAGAGCGCCATCTGTACCAGTAAGAACTTCAGAGGAGTTAGATGCACTTGTCAGGAATGCGAATTGGTTGGCGGATCTGTCATATCCGAAGAAACCAATTTTCGCAGAGCCGTCGTAATAACGGAACTCAACACCACGATCCTTACCGTCGTTAGACGATGGTGCTGTGTCACCACCCACAGTAATAATAGGGTCATCGAGAGTTGTGACCGTAGAATTGACAGTAGTGGTTGTTCCATTGACAGTGAGATTTCCAGTAATAGTTAGGTTAGATCCAGCAGTTACATCACCAGTAACACCAAGGGTGCCAGCAATCGTGGTATTACCGTTATCAGTATCAACAGTAAACTTATCTGCTGCAGAACCGTTTTGAACTTTAAAGAACTTATTGTCTGCTGTAATAGTAACATTGTCGTGAGTTACCAGAGCACCAGAGATGTCTGCACTACTATTCAGATCCAGAGCACCTGTCAGTTCAGTAGCACCATAAACTCTAGCATCACCACTAACTGCAAGGTTCTTACCGATAGCAGCACCACCAGTCAGGCGGAATGCACCATCAGCAGCGTAAGATCCAGTCAGAGTTTGTTGCGTGTTTCTTGTGAAAGTTACAACACCAGAAGCACCTAAAGTATCATTAATCTGAGTTGCATCACCAACGGTCAGTGTGCCGATGATATTTGTATTACCGTTATCAGTATCAACACCGAACTTCTCAACAGCAGAACCATTTCTAATCGAGAAAATCTCGTTAGCAGCATTAATAATTACGCTGTCTTGAATGGTTACTTGACCCTCAACATTCAGTGTGCCTTCTGTAGAAGTATTACCACTTGCACCTAAAACAGAGAACTTAACAGTATCACTACTGGTTTCTTTACCGACAAACAGACCTTCTCCAGAATCGGTGCCACCGATATGAAGGGTTGTTCTAATACCAGCACCACCATAAACTCTCAGGTTGGATTGTCCATGGGTTGAATAATTAGGAGTATATGCAGCAGATGTGCCAGCACGAACCTTATATCGAACTGCCAGATAGTTTCTAGTGCCGAAGTTCTCAGTTGCATCGTCTTGCTGTAAGAACTCTCCATTCAGATAGAGATCACCGTTGAAAAGAACATCATTAGCAAAGTATCCACCACCATCGACTCTCAATGCACCATAGTCATTGTTTGCAATAGTGTGTGGAGCACCAGAAACAATATTTGGTACATCGGTGGATTCAAGATGAACTAAACCAGAAATGTCTGCGGCGTTATTGAGATCGAGAGCACCTGTAAGAGTAGTTGCACCAGTTACACCCAGAGTTCCAGAAATAACAGTATTACCAGATGCAGAAGCAACAGTGAATTTGTCTGCACCAGCAGAAGTTCTGACTGCGAAGTTACCATCAACATCTACAGTATTGTTAAACTCAGATGCACCTGTGACTGTAACAGTGCCACCCAGAGTAGTGTTACCGTCAACATTCAGAGTGCTATCAAAGTCTGCTGCACCCTTACCATTTAATGTGCCTTCAATTACAGTGTTACCAGAGGAAGAAGCAACAGTAAACTTGTCGGTAGTGCCACTTCTAACTGCGAAGTTTGCATCGACATCAACAGTGCCATTGAACTCAGAGTTTCCAGCAACAGTTAAAGTTCCATCAACAGATGTATTACCAGAAGAAGCAACAACCTGGAACTTATCTGTGTTGACATTAAAGTTACCAGTTACGTCAACTACACCACCAAATGATGCATTACCTGTAGTTGACTGAAGTTCAATCTTGGTTGTTCCAGAACCATTTTTCAATTGTAGGGTCTTAGAAGCACCTTGTAGAACGATGTTATCATCAAAGCGAGAAGTGCTATTAGCACGGAATGTGCCATCAACATCCAGAAGACCGCCGATATTGACTGCACCAGTAATACCAGCACCACCAGCAACTACCAAGTCACCA